GTTTTACTAATTTTCCTTTCGAATCGGTTTAAGGTCATGAGTTGGACCTTGTAAGCTTCACATTTATAGTTCGAGCTTTGCGAACTAGCTAATTTGAAAAGGCTAGCTAAGCCATGCTTCGAACCCTCAAAGCATAGAGAGTCTCCCAATGAGCTAGGGGAGCATCTAGTTAACCAGTTATAGTGGAATCAACAGTTGTAATGAAGATATCCACAGAACCAGCAGGAATTGTGCAAGACCCACAAGTAATGGTCTGAAGACCAGGATTGAGAGCATTGCATTGAAAGTAAGACTCCTGAACTAACGCAGTACTTGTTGTTCCAGCATTAGGAGCAACAAAAGAACTGTTAGTATCACCAGAGAAGAAATTAACTTTGACCAATCCAGAAGAAACAGTAAGCGGAGGAGCATTTGTCGCAACGCTTGTACCGAACCAAGAAAAGGAAACAAAATAATAATTTCCAGGCTGAGCAGTAAATGTCAAAACCGTATTGCCAGCCACTCCATTAAGAGAACCGACACTAAAACCAGCAGTCGTTCCTAATGGAGCGGCATTAGTAGCGCCGGTCTTATAGATATGCAAAGAAGCAATATCACCACCAACGGTATTAGGCAAAATAGGTTTAAAGAATTCAACACAATAGGAGACCCATAACTCACCCAAATCCTGAACAGGATTTGCTTGAGTGGCAAACTGAAAATTGCCAAGATCATAGAGACGCAAGTCTTGACCTGCACCTACGGCTCCGGTCCTAATGTAAAGCTCAGACAAGACTGTTTGAGTGGTAGCACATTCCACACCATGCATGAGATCACGCGTGGGTTTAACTGAAACAGCATATTCACTATTCTCCATTTCCTGTTTAGAAATGTAATTAGGAACATCGGAATTATAATTGGTAGCCATAATAACCACACCCGGAGCACCACTAGTCACAAAATCAGTTATCAAAGGTCTAAATTCAAAGATAATACCATGAAATTTATATTGTTGATAATTTTGTGCTATGGAAGACAACCAGGGAAAAGTCGTGGCTATACCAGGATTAAGAGGATACGAAGTATTATTAAACCCAGCAGTACCAAATATATCACCCAAATACTCACGATGACAGACAATATTAGTCTGTTTCGAAGAAGCAAATTTGGGAATCTGATTACCATTCGAAAGAACATTGTAAGCAGGAACGGGACCAACGAGATTATAATCTCCAGACCCAAGAATAGTACCAATACCGGAACCAAGCCATCTTCCAACGCCCTTAAGCATTGGGAGATTGAACATGGATCCCAGTCTTTGTCCTGTGATGGCCCCCGCATCAGCAAACGGGGTAGCCTTCTTTCGTTTCGGTTGAACCGAAACTTGTTGCAACTTTTGACTGAGTTGCTGAACAGTTGCTCGATTTCGACGTCGAGCACGTCTTCGTGTTTTGTTTGGCATAGTATTGGATACCACAAGCCAGATGGGACTTTACATCAAGGGACAACCAGAACCTGGAAGCAGCCGTGAAGTCTCTTGGCGTTTTGGTTAGCACTACTAAGAGATTTTGGTGCTTTACGTACCTAAACCCAATGGATAATTAGAGGGATCTTACTCCCCGACAATTTAGAGTCGAGTCAAGACTCGTCTATTTTGATTCCTGAACGGAAAGGGGTGTTTAAACCAGAACCTCCTCGCTGGGGTTTTAAAGTGTTTTCCTTCAAGCAGCATCTCCATTACGGAAACGTTTTAGGGCTGCAAGCGCCCCCTATTTATAGTCTAGGGACGACTCTTCGAACTTTGACTCAAAGATTCAAATAGGCTTGACTTATTTCATAACTGGGGAAAGAATCCCACCAGCCTGAATCTAAGACAAGCTTTTCTAAATCCCGAAGATGCGGATAGTGCCGAAGCTCATAGCAAAATTGCTGAAAGCGGTCAAGACCTTCTGCATATGTTAGAGGTTTATAACATAATAAATTCACTAGCTGCTTATCAATATTCACTGGAACTCCAATACCATTTTCAAATTGAGTTGAACAGAACTCAAATTTACTCGGGGTAACGTTCTCTACGAATTTGATAACCTTACCCAATTTACTATAAGCTTCAATTGGATTAGGAATAGCAGCTTCCACTGAGTCATCGCCCATAGTCTTAACAGCTGGTTTCACACCGGCTTCAAACGCTACATGATAAGAATCAATAGCTCGAATATTACTATTCGAAGAAGCCGTTAGATACCAACCCGAAGGCATGAGCCCAGGAATTAGTTGCTGATACATAGAGCCATCACTAAGGACAAATACCTTTCTGGACATACAATAATGATGTGCAGAAGCGATACGTTCCCAGTCTGTTCCCTTAGAGCTGTTCAATTCAATTCTACGTTGAAGATCAGCTAAAAGTTCCCATGACTGAATGGAGAAGTCCCAACCGGAGACGTCCGAAGACATCAATCCGTCGCATCTTAACCCCATTTGAGAAATGGATTCTTGTATTGCTACTAAACCTGGGTCGTCAAGTCCGAGACCAGCACTAGGAGGTATAAGTTTCCAGGCGAGAATTTCTTCTCTATTCTGGTTGGAATGGAGCAAACGAGCGATAACATTGTCTATCAAAGAGACAGAAAATATCAAACGTTGAACTCCTTCCACAAGCTTACGCCTCTTATGTGGTTCATTCTTGACAAAAACTTTACACGGATCACAAAGACCCAAACGAACAAGATGTTGAGGTTGCAAACTTTGATTCACATCAAAGTTGCGCAATAATTCAATCCGTTCCATCGTGGCCTCTACTATCACCTCTAGATAGCGGGCTAGGACGGATTGATTATCACTACCTACAACATTGAAAGGAAATCCTGGTGAGGATTTCCTCTCAACCGTGTGGTCAAGGACATAACGTAATCCAACAGCTTCAGCCGTAAGTCTCGAATTTGATCGGGAGTACGGTCTCTCAAAGCCTGTTGGAATTTGCGAGTGTGGCAGATCCTGTTGTAAAGCTTCTCTTGCTTTCGTGACATCAACACAATCGACACTTCGGTGCTTGGCTGCCTGGATAAACAAGGACTGACGCTCAGCGCCGGCGTGTCGTGGCGGATAATCCCACTCTGCAAGACTGGCTTTAAATTCAGTTGCTCGTTTAAGAGGTTCAGAGCGAATTGTTGCTTTTCCTCCATAACCCTTAGCCGAGCATCTACCAATTTCATGAAGTCGGAATCCTTCTGTTGAGACGGTGCCAGAGCACCACTGATATTCTCCCCAGGAGTAGATTTCTGAGAGACAGGGACTTTCTTCTTTCTTGATAAAGTCGATTGTTCCGCCACCAGTGTCGCCGAAGCTCCACTTGGCTCGTGAACTATCTCCTTCCTCAAAGGAGAAGGTTTCTGTTTCTCCTTCACTAGATTGGTAGGAGTGGATTGAGGGGACTCCTCCCCTTTGGGAAAACCCGCCTCAAGCAAAGTCTTTCCCGAAAATTTCTTCGGCTTGCGCCTGGATTTCTTCTTACTTCCAGCAGAACTGGCGACAGAGCTTGGGGAGGGAGAACGCCTGAATTCCCAATTCTTATGATTATCTTCTTCATAATCATAAAGATCATTGAGGTCATCTTCAACTGTCCAATGGGAATTTCCTGAAACATTAACAGCAGTACCAATCTTTACAAATCTTCCCACTTGTTCTGCCTCGTACTCATAATCGTATGTTCTAAATCTCATTCTTCTTGACTTTCCTTTAGGAAGCTCTGACACGATCTCATAAGATCTAGCATCAAAGCCTTCATAGTACTCATTAGAAGAAATACCGTTCTCCTTAAAGTGTAACCAAACACAAGAGACACCAAGATTAGCATCCACACCATTACTCGCCAAATGAACACCTACCATTTTCCCTTGGCAAATGATCGGAGTGCCGCTGTAACCAGGTAAGGTTGAAGCGTAGTGAGTTAGGCCAAAGCCACCATCTCGCTCTCCGAAAACACTGCCAAATGTGGTAGTAAGCTTTCCATTTCTGTACCCAAGAACCATTATCTGCTTGCCTTTAACATACGGAGCGGAATGGAGTGTTTTCACTCTTAACACAGAAAACAAAGTCTGTGGAGGATAAAACATAATCACATCCTTCTCTTTAGAATAAAATGCAAGCTTATAGTCAGAAGTCACAAGGGGAACTGTAACATTGTTGGCCTCAATGGAAAAGTTATCGCCCTGACGCGTAAACTCTTTCCAAACATGACCAGCAGTGCCCAGAACAGACTTGCCATCAAAAGTAGTTCGAAAACCCATTCCAGCCACACTGCCATCGGAGCGTCTAAACGACAACACTCCTTGACCACATGTAAACGCATGGGGGGTTTCAACGAAAGTACTTGCAGGCAAAGCCATCTCATTGAGACTACTAACACTGGAATCAGGTACATCAACCACAAGGTATTGAACCTTGAGGTTTGCTTGTTTGGCCAATCGATCGATCTCCTTACGAGGATCGGCTGGAGGGTGAACCACCAGTTCTTTCGACCTGTAATACAGGACGAAATATTCGAAAAGCCAAGCAACAAAGCGGCATAACTTTCGAAATGCCACAATCACTAAATGAGCTACCAAAGCGATGAACACAAAGAACAACGTCAATGATAGCAAGTGAATTTGAAAGGGAACAACATGGTCTTTAACGACCCCATGGATAGAGCCGTAAAGATCACGTGTCTTACTAACAGATTCACAACAAAAGACAAAGCACTTACTCGCATAAAATACGAAATCAGTTAAATCAATCACGATCTTTTCCTCCTGGAAAC